ATCCCGATGGGGACTACTCCACTGACATCCTGCTACAAGAGGCAGATGCTGCACCTATATGTGAGAAGCTAGATAATGCAATACAAGCTGCATTTGACAATGCGATCAAGGACTCCCCTAAGTTAAAGAATGTCCTGTCCACATCCTCACCGTACCAGACTGTCTATGATAATGAGACAGGCGATCCTACTGGTGAGATCAAGTTCAAGGCTAAACTAAAGGCTATATGGAGAGCCAGAGATGGCCGCTTTGGTGAACAACGTCCAGTAGTAGTGGATAGCAAGTTAAATCCACTGGACAAGCACATTGCCATTGGTAATGGATCGGACATCAACGTGAACGTAGAGGTTGTGCCATACGTCATGCAATCTACTAAGTCTGTCGGTGCAAGTCTGCGACTGAAGGGTATACAAGTCGTCAACCTCGTTGAGTACGGTAACAACGCCTCAATGTTTGGTGAAGTGGATGGTGGCTTTGAAGCACCCCCAGCACCAGAGAATGACTCGATCCCTTTTGAAGTGGAGAGCAGTGATGACAGCGACCAAGGGGACTTTTGAGGCGAGGGTGGTTAGTGATTTGAATAGCCGCAGTATCTCGTTTGAATATGAACCAGACAAGTTGCCATACACAGTTCAACGGAACTACATCCCTGATCTTCGGATCGGGGAGATGTATGTCGAGGTCAAGGGTTACTTCCGACAGGAAGCACAGCGAAAGATGCGTAACGTCAAAGAGCAACACCCAGAAAAGGACATACGGTTTCTGTTTCAGAGATTGGACAGTCCAGTACAAGGCGCAAAGAAGCGCAAAGACGGCACGAAGATGACTTGTGCTGAATGGGCAGAGCGTCACAACTTTAAGTACGCAGAAAAGGAGATACCTGATGACTGGATCAACTGAGGAAACTACCAGTGAGTTCTTATATCACGAGGCGTGTGAAAAATGTGGCAGTTCTGATGCTAAAAGTGTTTATGATGATGGTCATTCCTATTGTTTTAGCTGCACTGATCATCAAATGGGAACTGACACAGGCACACCAAAGTTACAAGCAGTCCCTAACACACCAAAGGGTAGCTTATTGGTGGGCGATGTTATCGCATTGGGTAAGCGTAAGATTAATCAAGCCACTGCTAAGTTTTGGAATTACCAAGTGGGAGAACTTAAAGGATCACCTGTCCAGATAGCCAGCTACAAGGACAAGACAGGGCAGGTAGTATCACAGAAGATACGGTTCCCGAACAAAGACTTTCTTAGTTTAGGAGAGCATAAGAAAGCACAGCTATATGGACAGTGGCTGTGGAGAGACAAAGGGAAGATGGTCTGTGTGGTGGAGGGAGAGTTGGACGCTCTCTCTCTGTCACAAGCCTTCGACAATAAGTGGCCTGTAGTGTCACTAAAGAATGGAGCAGCCTCCGCTAAAAAAGATATTGCGGCAAGTTGTGAGTGGCTGGAGCAGTTTGAGTCAGTGATACTTATGTTTGACAACGACAAGGTTGGACAGCAAGCGGCTATAGATGCCGCCTCCGTTCTCTCACCATCGAAAGCTAAGATCGCAAAGCTACCGTTGAAGGATGCGTCTGAGATGCTTCAGGCAGGTAGAGTGAAAGAACTGATAGATGCAGTGTGGGCGGCTAGAGCATTTCGCCCAGACGGTATACTGGATGGGGCTGACCTTTGGGATGTGGTTACTGAGGTACAAGATGTAGAGAGTGTACCGTATCCATACGAAGGTCTGAATGATGTCACTAAAGGTTGTAGGCGTGGAGAGATCACGACCATTACAGCAGGTAGTGGTATCGGAAAATCACAGTTAGTCCGTGAATTTGCGGCTAACCTGATTAGACAGGGAGAGACGGTGGGCTACATAGCCCTTGAAGAGTCCGTCAAACGAACTGGGTTGGGTTTGATGTCCATTGAAGCAAACCAACCTTTACACTTAGGTACAGATAATATTACTAAAGAGGAACTTAAACGTGCTTTCGATAATACCCTCGGTACTGGTCAAGTATTTTTGTATGACCATTGGGGTTCAACTGACAGCGATAATCTTCTCTCTAAAATCAGATACTTGGTTCGGGGATGTTCTTGTAATTGGATCATTCTTGACCACCTTTCCATTGTTGTATCTGGTATGGGAGATGGCGATGAAAGGCGTTTAATTGACAACACCATGACCAAACTGCGGTCACTCACTGAAGAGTTAAACTGCGGGATGTTATTGGTAAGTCATTTGAAACGTCCGTCAGGCGACAAAGGCCATGAAAACGGGGCAGAAACATCTCTGTCCCAACTTCGAGGATCAGCCGCCATCGGACAGCTAAGTGATATTTGTATGTCCCTAGAACGGAATCAACAAGCAGCCAAAGGTGCTGACATTACAACAGTACGAGTACTAAAGAACCGCTGGTCAGGGGAAACGGGCATTGCCTGTCACCTTGAGTATGACAGGGACACTGGACGTATGACTGAGGTAGCTGAACCGCAAGAAGCAGAGGAGATGTTCTAATGAAAACAAGAATACACGTTAATCAGCACAACATAAGGGCAAACCTAAAAGGTCAAGACCTGCCCGTGATTACTGTCAAAGATTACAAACAGAACAGGAAAACCAATACTGCTCAGATAGTGAAAGACGGTGAGGTTATATGTGAGGTGGTGTATTCACCCGACAAGCCGCTGTCTTGTGGTGCAAAGGTGTGGATAGAAACTGACTTGGAGGTGATTACTGATGGCACTATTAACTGAAGGTCAACTACGGACGATGTACATAAAGCACACGATCCACCTGTACATTTTAGAGATGGAA